TCCTTCATCTGACGAGACATTTCAAAGTCTGCCTCTTTGTCTGCTTTTGGAGATGTTGATAGAATAAGCATAGCCTCTTCTAATATACGATCTTCTTCTTTAGCAAAGTGGGCATCTCCTGTTGCCACCGCCTTAATTTTAAGTTCATCTGCTAGAGATAGCAAGCCTTCATTTATTTCTTTCGGATTGTGAGCCTGAACCTCAATATAAAAATCTTCACCGAAAATTTTCTTAAAGTCTTTGAGAATGAGTTTAGCTTCAGAGAACTCATTCTTCTCGATGCACTTAGAGATAAGACCATTAAGGCATCCAGACAATACAATAATGCCTTCCGAGTATTCATTTAATATCTCCCTATCAATACGTGGCTTATGATAAAAGCCTTCGTTCCATGCAAGCTCTTGCAAAATGTTTATGTTTTCTAATCCCTTTTTATTCTTTGCTAATAGGATAATGTGATTGTATGCCTGAATTGATTTATCTGTTTTAGATGAACGATCAAATCTGTCTGTGGGGGATATGTATGCCTCAACCCCAAGTATAGGCTTTATGCCTTGATCTTTACATGCTATCTGCATTTCACGATGTGAAGATAGTGTTCCATGATCTGTAATTGCTAATGCTGTCTGACCAGCATCCTTTGCTGCCTTTACAAGTTCGGCAGGAGAGTTAAGACCATCCATTAATGAATAGTAAGAATGCACATGTAAATGTGTGAATGACATTAACTCTCCGCCTTTAATCTGAACTTACCAGTCTACGCTGCTACTTGAAGCTGAAGACTCTTCTGCATTACCTGCTTCGCCCATATAGAAGCCTTCTTGCTCTGCATATGGAACGTGGCGTACTGCTGTTTTTTCTAGGTCATACAATTCCAGCGCAGTGAAATCAAATGGTGTTTCGTCTTTTGCTAATGGAATAATTGTATAACTTGTGTCTGTCTTTGAACCATTGCGCTTAATTCTCCACATCAGGTTAGTGATGCTTCCCATTTCGCCAGCGTATTCAATTAAGGTAGGTGTAATTGTTTTACCGCTTGTACCTTGTGAAAGAATTGCAACATATGGCTCTTCTTTACCATCGTCTACTAAGACGTTGATATATAGGCGGGTCCTGGCCTTCCAGCCAGCCTTTGGATCCTTGCGATGTTGTTCGTTTGCCCAGTCACGTCCCTCTGACTCCATTGTATCTAGAGCCTTGCGACGATAATCTTTTGGGTTAGTGTGCTCTAATGCGATAAATCCGCAACCAAGCTTATCATTATATGTTGGTGAATCTGGATCAAGTTCCTGGAGGAATCTAATCTTTACGCTTTCGCCGTCTTCAACTTTTAGCCAACGGCCTTTGTTTTCGTCTCCGCCAGAATATGACGGCTTATCGAGTGCTTTGTTTAGGTCTTTTAGACCCTTTACTATACTCATATGTATCTCCTTGTTTGTAGTTGATGGTATATATCCATCTGTGTTTTCATTATATCACGAGTTCCAGGATCTGTATTCCATGTCGGATACAGAATTTTTAATACAAGCTTTTATTTCCTCATCGGTTAAATCGCCAGCATCTTTTGCACCATGAGGATATATCTTACCATATTCGTACGAAGCCCACAAGAGGTCCTTGAACTTTAATTTATTGGCTATGCTATACCCCAATTCCCTGCCAGCAACATCGCTATCTGTCATTATAGTTATTTTATTAAAATGTCTATTTAATAAATTATGTTGTTCCGTTGACAAGAAGCCACCTAATGTTGCTACGACATTCGGAAACCCAGCCTGATGCACACGGATTGCATCAAAACTGGACTCCACTACTATAACCTGATCACCAATTTTTTTGGCACGGTTAAGATTAAATAATGTTTTACTCTTTGGCAAGTTTGTACTGTTTTTAAATACTTTACCTTCTATTGATCTGCCTACAATTCCAATAGGCATTCCGTCTGGGCTATGAACTGGAACAGTTACCATTCCCATGTTTTCTGAATAGCCTAATTCAAAGTAAGATAAAGCCTCGAATAATATTCCACGAGACTTAAAATACTCTTTGGCTTTGTCGCTTGACATTAATCCACTGTGCAGTTTACCTAATGTGTCTTTAGAAAATTCTTCAAACACTGGTTTGTCTGCCATTGTCTCTGCAAGTAACTCGTCAAAGTTTTCTAGGGCTTCCGCCTCCTTTGAAGATATAAACCTCATTGCCTCAAACTCAGTCTTATTCATTACACGCTTAACTAATTCTTGAAGAGTTCCCGCTTCTCCACATGCTGGGTTAAAGCAAATGAAAGCGCCCTTTTCACGGCTTACGCTAAAGCTAGATGTATGTCTGTTTGAATGAAATGGGCAGTAGCATAGAAAGTCATTGCTAGTTTCACCAGTCACGTTCAACCCTATTGATTTTAGGATTGACTTGATATGTGCTGGCGTGTACTGCGTGGTATCGACTTCCCTTGCGTTATACCCTCTGATTGCCATGCCTTCTTCTTTCCCACATAAACACCATGAATGCTCATTAAGAACTTCCATGTCTCGCCCGTAAATTCTACCGAAAAGGCAGGGTCTATGTCAAGTACCCTGACATACCCTTTGCTTCTCATGTCATGAATTAATAAATTTTCATACTGCGGTCTTAAACTTATTAATTGAGAATTGTCATGAAACTGTACTTCAATTTGAAATCTTTTAATTTTTCGATGAGTCATTATTTATAGATGGTAGGTTTTCATAAATCGGGGTAATAATACCTCGATTAATATCCCAATCGAGATAGAAATCAAAATCTTGGCCGTGACGATTCTTTCTTGAAACAACTTCAATCATATTGGTTCCTGGGTATCGGTGAATAGCCATAGCCATATCCGCATCATATTCAATCGCCTTTGACCAAGCAACTTGGCTCATCATTGGAGGATTTTCTTGATCTGATATATCGTCTGCTGTGGCTGCAGTAATATCTATTACGGGAATATTATTTGATACCGCAAGAAGTTTAAACTCACGAGATATATTACGGTTACGCTCTACCTCAGAGTTACTTCTCTTATTGTCATTAAACAACTGGTGGTAATCAAGGATAACCAAGTCTGGCTTATGCTGATCAATCTTACCCTGAATGGTTGCAGGTGTTACCTCTGCCGTTCCCTCATTAGAAACTAGAACGAAAGAACTCTTACCTTCAAACTTCTTTTTACCCCAAGACTTAAATGTATCTAGGTCGATATCACCTTTTGACAAATCGCTGGCACGGAATAAACCAGAGCCAAGCATTGTATAAATACGGTCACGCATATTTTCTGGAGACATTTCAAGGGATACAATCATTGGCTTAAAGCCTTGCTCCCAAGCCTTACACGCTAGGTATGAGGTAAACCATGTTTTACCCTTTCCTGGCCAACCAATAGCAACAATTAAATGTCCTGGAGCCATACCTGTAGGATAGGCAGCATCGATTGCTTCAAAGCCTGTTAGGATTCCTGGGCTTCCTCCCATTGCTGCAGAACGTTCTTTAACTGAAAGAAAATGATTCTCTGCTGCTTCTAAATCAATAACATCTACGTCACGAACATTGTTTGTAAACTTTGTTAGGGATGCAAGCTTCATTTGCATTTCTGCAAGTACACGGGCTGCTGCATCTTCTTTTAATGCTGATCCAGATTGAATAAGAATTGATTTCAATCTACTAGAAAGATATTCATTCTTAAGTTTATCTAAATAATAACCAGTCTCTCCCTTAGTGGCAACTGGCTCAAAGTCTTTGAAACGCTCTACTAATATTCCTACTTCTGGGACAGCCTTAAATTTATAGTAATATGACTTTAAAGAATTCCAAATGTCACGGTGTGATGTAAAGATATCGTCTACGTTATCTGCAAGCAGTGTACTGATATCTTTATTCTTACATACTGCAGAGATTAGTTCCGCCTCTGTATTCATTTATCTCCCTCAACCATTCTCTTTGTTTCTTCTCTTAAGATACTCCTGTGTAGTTTATCTTTTTCCGTATCGTGCTGAACCCTATCAATCTTATCAAAATTATAATAAAAGAATTGTAGAGGGTGCCCATACTTAGATGTTTTAAAATAGTATATCAAAAGCTGTTTGGCTCTTTCAAATCCTACACTATCTATAACATCCTGCATAGCCCACTTTTCTCTAAACTTATTTAGCCTAGGCTTCTTATTATATTTCTCTAAGTAAAGAGATTCATATAAACCAATTAAAACATATGGCTGTTTTTCATTTGCCATTCTTTAATTCCTTTTCGACTTCACGAGTCTTTTCAATAAGTTTGTTCTCTACAAAGGCGTATACTCTTT